CCTGGATTCCTCAGTTTTCGCCCGAAGTACGCGAAATGCTGCCACTCCTCTTTGCACGTTTCCGTGCTCGGTATTGTGACAGCGCTTCTAATACGAAGGCGATCAGCGTAGGGACTATCCCAGACAAAGCCTTCCTTAATAAAGTATTCATCATACTCTACTAAGGGGCCGATTCCGGGACATCTCTGTCCAAAACGCTTACGGCACTCGTCAAGGACGTGCTTAGCAGCTGCTCCAAACTCCTTTCGGAGATCAAGGCGTAAGCCAGCACGAACGAGACGGTTATGAAGCCTAACAAAATCATGAGGTCGAGTGCAGACATCCTTTTGATAACAGGGAGTAACTTCCTGACTATTAAAGAAATGCTTGCCGCAAGACTCATAAAAATTAGAGCCTTCACTAAATGACTTAGTTGCATTGACAGTAAACCCAGCCCACGTTAGAATTTCTAATGTAGACCTGTAGTCACAGTCGCAGACAATTATGTCATCGCCGTACACTGAGGACACGCCAGCGGAGCAAGCACTTTGTACTAAGGCATAGAAAATAAGCGACTCTAGTTCAAAAGTATAGGCGTTGCCCATACTCGAGAATTTTGATAGCAAAAACCTTTTGCCCTTGTACTCTGTGAACTTGCAACGCAAATCGTCGAGAGCCTCAAACCACTCAGGTGGTAGAAGCAACTTAACGAGATTGGCGCAAAGCGTATCACTAGCAGAAGACAAATCTAAGGTCGTGAGACCCCAAACCTGTGCTAAGCTAGCTAGATCCTGATTGATCGTCTGGTCATCAAGATCAACGCCGTACCGCTTTAGACGCTGTCGGATATAGCGACCAAACCCCTGTTGAACATAACTATTCAATGTGGGCTCAGCTGCTATTGGCCTATGCGTTTTAGCGGACTTTGGTACCATTACCATGCGGTTTGCCTCGACGAGCGTAAGCTCATTAAGGGGACCGACGAGCGAACCCAAGTAGTCATCGCCTGTTAAGGCTCTGCATACCCAGGGGATCGCATCGAAAGTAACGGAAGGTCTACGCGATTTTTCGGCATGTGTGCTACCTCGACGCAAGTCGTAAGTAGCGCCATTTCCGAACCGGCACAGTTCTGCTATCTTTTCAAAATCCAGGGGGCCTAGAATCTGAGCTATTTTACGCTGTGCACTCGTAATGAGTGACGGCGCGACGGAGTAAGAACCCGTCGTGGTCTCAGTGTATAGCCTCCTGTTAGTAGAAAAGCATTGCTTCTCGGATTTCATCCAAGTTGAGAAAGCAGCAAACTCGGGATTTATATCCTTTATCTTAAACCCCTTCCACTTTCGTAGAAAGGAGACAAAAGCGTAGTCCCTTGTGAACTGTTCTTTTGAACTGTACACACTCGGCTCAATATCGTAATTAACATAGTCAACTACATTATCAAACTGAATGCTCGGTGCGAGTTGCATCTGCAGGACGTTCATCACTGAAGTCTCTATACACCCGATGTATTGCAGTCTCTTCATTTAATCTCCTAAAAGGAAGTTAAGTAAGGTAGGCAAGGTTCTCAATGACGTTAGTCACTTGAGTTTCGGCCAAAAGGGCCGATGCCATCTTCCGCAAATCTTTGCGGTTCTGAAGAGATGCACGCTCGGGAAGTACAAACTCCATAAATGAACGCGGCACGTAGCTAATGGTAGGTGCAGGAGCAATGCCCGAAACCGTGTTATTAGACACGGTCTCGAGGATCGGCTCATGCAAACCCACTTTACAGCGAATCGTGCGGCCCTCAGAAGATTGCTTCGCAATGGGAACAGGCGGCTTCGTCATTTCAACCGAGATTTTCCAGTAGCCAATTGCATTGGCTTGTGACTGGTCCTCGAACCAAAAGACGGAGTTCTTGTCCCGACCGACAGGTACAAAGGTATGATTTACAGGGGTCGCCTGTGCGTCCGCGAGGACGATATTAGAAGCCATTAGGCCCCTCCAATTGTTGTGCTACTCACGTAGCGTGACTCTTAGGAAAGTAAAATACCTTCCCACGTTGGGATTGATCCCCGACCGTACGTTGTACCGCCCTACTTAGGCGCGGCGAACGGGGCACAGGGTTCCCGCCGCTCTCTAAAGCTTGCGCCAAAAGCGCTGCAGCCGAAGTGAGCCGTGACGAACCCAGGCTAACCTTAAAGGATGGTAAGGTTGGCGCTGGATAGGTAGTTAGCACGTTTCTGACGATGTCAGTGAACTCAAGAGACCCGGTCCAGTTGGACACGTGACTCAGAGAGGACCCACCGACGCCCTCGTCAACGAGCTGAACCCCTAACTTCCCTACCGCAAGTGTCGTTTCGTAACCGGAACGGAACTTGTTCGCATTGAGTAAATAAGTTTCCATATTTCGGAGGTAACCCCCGACGTTTAGAAACCAATCAACCACAAAGGAAT